GCACGGGGTGCGTCGGGGTGTAATCGGTTGAGGAAAGGTCGATGGCCTCGGCATGGTCACAGCCAAAGAGGTACTTTTCCAAGTCCTTGTAGTTGACCATGCCGAAGCCTCCCGACCTTTGCCCCATTCACTCTGCCTGCTACCCGGCCGCCGAGGTCGCGGATTACGCGCCGACCAGACTGTAAACCGTGTACGCCTCGGTACCGGCCCCGACGTTCGTAATGACGCCGAACAGCAAGGCAGATTTGTTCTGCGCAATGCTCGTGCCGCCGCGGAGCGTGGCGCCGCCGGCCGCAAGGGTGATCGCGTTGGCGCCGCCGGAAGTGTTCTCGATGACAGTTTGGAAGCTGTCCCCGACCTTGCATCCCTTCATCCCGGCAACCATGTTGGCCGCGGTCGGCAGGGTGAGCGTAATGCCGGCGCCGGGCGCGCTGTTGATGAAACCGCCGAGTAGCTGCGCCGCGGTGAGGGTAGCCGTCGCGGAAGCCGTGGCCTCGGAGCGCACGCCTTCCAGGCCGTTCGGCGGACTGGCCTGCGGGTAGTGGAGAACCCAGCAAAGATCCCCGTCGGCCGCGGGACCGGCCCCGGACGCAAGGAAGGTCGGGCCGGCAAGCAGCGTACCGAAATGGACGTTGCCAACGGCCGTCCCGGTAATCTTTTTGTTGGCGGCGTCCCAGAAAACCTCTTGGCCAACGGAAAGGGCGCCGTCGGCCACGCATTCGTAGACACCGCCGCGGGCCGACAGCTCGCCGAGGGTCGTTCCGCCCGTGAACGCGGGGATGTCCTCGTGCGCGACCAGGGGCGTCGGGCCGGCAACGATAACGTCTCCGGCTTTGTAGGTGTTGCCCCCCGCGTCGTAGGGCACCATGATCGGCTTGCCCTTGCGGAAGGTCGTCATCGGGCCGGCATTGGCTGCCATAGGTTTTGTCTCCTGTCAGTGCGGCATCTGCCGCGTTGGTTTGATGGTTGCTACCTGGTCCCCGGTCCGTTACGCGCCGACGGAGTAGACGCCTCCGCGGAAGTTCTGTTGATTGGCGCCGAAGGGCATCGTTCCGCGAATGGAGATACCCGGCTTGTCGAATTGGTAATCAGGGCCGGCCTGTAGAACGGCGGGCGTGTCCACACCGTTAAGGAAACAAGCCTCGATCACTGCGAGAACGGCCGGATTGAACATGAGCCAAAAAGCCGTTGTGCTGTTCACGTAGCTGGCGTTTTCGATGTAACGGCTCATGGCCGGCTTGACCTTGCCGGCCCAAATGTTGCCTTGCGGCTGCTTGGCCGCGGCCGCCCCGCCGTAGACAAGCTCGCGATAGGTCGCGAGCTCAAGGGCGGTAACCCAATTGCTCGGCCCAAACAAAAGGGTCGGCATGGTCCCCTCAAAGCCGAGGGGGTTGCCGTTCGGGTCGATCTGGTTGTCATACAAAGCTTTCGCCGTGGCAAGCGCGGCGCTGGACAGCGCCGAAGGACCGCCACTCATTTTGTTCGCCTTGTACGCCTTGCCCTGTTTCTTGGCCGCGTCGGTGAGCAAGGAACCGGTGCGGAAGAACGCAACTCCGTCGTCGCCGTTGACGGTCCCGGCCGCCATGGCGGCCCAAAGCGCCCAAATAACATCGTTCAGGGCCAATCCGGCGCCCTGCCCAACCTTGGCCGGTACCTGGCCGAGGATTCCGAGGTCGTCGTTGACAAGATGCGTCCACGGAATGGTAACGATGCCGCCGTAGGGGTCGGCCTGGTTGCTGAAAGCCTGGTCGCCGAGGGTGAAGTTGACCAGCTCGCCGGCCGCGCCAAACTTCTTGAACTGAGTCAGGCCGAGAAGGTTGATAGACTTCGTGGCCTTGAAGTCCGACACGGGCCGGATGGCGCAGATTTCGCGCCAAGTCTGCTCCGTGTATAGGTAGCCCTGCAAGGCAAACTTGTTCATCACGTTTGCCAGAATGTTGGAAAAGCTGGCGTTGCTGCTGCCTTCCGCCCGGATGCTGTTTTGGCGGTCCAGGTAATCCCATGCCTTCAGCGCCGAGGTAATTCCGCCCTCGCTGCGCAGGTCCAGGCTGCCGGTGTAGCCGGTCAGACGGAGCCCGATCGAAAGCAGCTCGTGCAGGGTGATGCGCCCGTGAAAGCGGGTATGAGCGGCCTGCTGTACCTGGTCGGTGTAGCGTTGGCGGAAATCGCGTTGGGCCTCGGCCTGGATGCGGGCCGGAACGCGGCGAATCGGGGTGCGGCCGTCCGGGGCCATGTCCAGGTAAAAGCTGTCGTCCTCCAAAAGCAGTTGGTGCCGGAGCGCGTGCAGTACGGCGGATTCCAGGACAGCGCCGGTAACCTCGGGCGTCGTGGTGGCGTAGGCCAGTCCGCCGGGCACACCGACGGGGCCGGTGGGCCGGGCGGCCCGGAGTGCTTCGAGCTCGGCCCGTTCGACGGTCCAATTCTGGCCGATCGCGTGGGCAATGAGGATGACGCGCTTGCCGTCGAGCTCGATTTCGTGGCCGGCCGGGTCGGCGCCAAGATGCTTCCGCACGGCCGCGGTGATGGCGCTCTGCCGGATGTGCTCCGTGGCGGCCTGCTGCCGCGCCGCGGTCATCACCTGGTCAACCTCGGCCTGGATTCGCAGGGCCCGCGCAGACTTCGACTTGTTCTTGGCCTTCTTGCCGTCTTCTCCGTCGTCGTCGTCGTCGTCGTCGTCGTCGTCGGCCGCCTTGGCCTTGCCTTCTTCGTCCATGCACTTTTTGAGCGCGGCCCGGGCCTCGTCCGCGGTCATCTTGTCAATCTCGCCATCGCTGTACTTCGCGAGCTCCACCGTGCCGGCGGCGGCCCGAAGCTTCGTCATGAGGTCTTTTAGCGCAAGGTGCCACGGATTCATCTTCGGTCCCCCCTGTTGTGCCGCGATGGTCGCCGAAGTGTCTCCGTCGGCGCCGAGCGGAACAAAGCTGATTTCTCCAAGCCGCGTCTTCCGAGAAATAACAAGCGGGCCTTTCACGGTCCGCCCGTTAACGTCGGCTTCCTCGCCGGGTTCAAGCCTCTCCGTAGTGATCGGGTCCGCCCCGATGCTGAGCTGCCATTGAAAGCCGTTCTTGGCCGGAACAACTACCTTGTCCGAATGTTCCTGTTGGCCGCTAAAGAGCCCGGCCACGTGCACGCCTTCCTTGTTGACCTTTACCTCTGTCGTGTGTCCTACAATCTGCTCGTGGTCATGCTGTCGCAGGGCCGGGCGGTGTTGGGAAGGAACCTCCACGCCGCCTAGGTCGATGATGAGGTCTTCGAACCATCCCCCCGGGCGCATGACGGCCCCGGTGTAGGCCGTGCCTTCAAAGGATGCAAGTTTGGCGTCTTTGCCTTCGCCTTCCGCCGCGCGAATCGTGGCCGGCCCCGCCCCGGTAATCCGGATGGGCTGCGAGCTGCCAGCGCTGGCTAGAATTCCCTTAGACATTGGCCGGTTGCCTCTTCGGTTTCTTGCCGTCCGGGCCCTTGGCCGGGGGTTTCTTGTCGCCGCCCTGGTCGGCGTCTTCGTCTTCCTGAATTCGCTCGGTCTTTTGCCTGGGGTCGCCGAAGTCCAGGCCAAGCCGCTCAATTTCCTTCTGTTCCTCGGCCTGCTGCGCCAGAATGAGGCGCCAATCGTAGCCGCGGCGGGCCCAAAACTGCTGATAGGTAACCGTCCCGTTGCTGAGCCGGGCATGGTCGGCCTGGGCGTCTTTCAAAGGGTCCAAGGGCGCGTAGCCGGGCCAGTGCCATTCGTGGGGGATGTCCGCGGCGCTCCGGATGTCGGTAGGTAATAGGCCGGGAATGAAAACGGCCTCGGCCACAAAGGCGCGGAAATAATGGTCGAGAACCATCACGTTGCAATCCGCGCGTTCAACGTCCAGACTGTTCCGGTAGTTGATATGGTCCAGTTGCGCGGAGCTAAAGTTAAACTTTTGGGACGTGCCGAGGGCGAGATTGAGCGGATAGGCAATGGGCCTGCACGCCTCGCCGAGACATTTTTCTTGAAACTCCTCATACGTGGCGGCCGGCTCGCCGGTCACATACTGTTTCAGCTTGGCGCCGGCCGGCAACGTGGTTTGCGTGCCCCGGTCAACCGGTATGTGCTGCCACGGCGTGGCCTGGCTGCCGTCGTCGTCCTGGGATGCGGAAGCCTCCGTTTCGAGAACCGCGGTCAGGTTGGCCGCAAGCTGGGCCTTCGTCAAAATGGCCTTGCGGTAGGCGCGTAGCTCGGCGAAAAGGTCTAGGGCCGGGGTGAAAACGGGCACTCCGCGCACTTGGCCGGGCCTGAATTTCCGGAACCAGTGCACTACCCATTTCGCCTTGATCCGGTCGTATTCGAGCGGGTTCAGGTTGGGGAAAAAGAAGTCCCCGGGGTGCGTCCGCAAAATCGTGTATTCTTTCGGCCGGCCGGTAACGGGGTGCAATACGAGTCCATCAACCCAGAGCTCGGTTAGGCTGAGCGGGGCCGGCGTCGTCATCTGGTCGGCTTCGATATCGCACGGGTAGAGTTTGACGGGGTGCTCAAGGTCGCGAACCGTCTTTAGGACGTTGACGCCTTCCCCGTCCACTTCCTTTGCAATCTTGCACGTGCGAAGCTTCTCGGTCAGTCCGACTTCGGCGGCCCAGCTTTCCCAAGCCGATTCGATTTGCTTGTTTTTGGCGCTGCTGTTTGTAAGGGCTTGCAGCTTGGGGCCCGTACCAATGAGGTCATCGGCGTTACTATTGACAACGCCGAACAAATAGGGGTTGTTGCTGACTTCGTGTCGGCTCCGCATTCTGAGGGTTCGGCGGACATGGAAGTTATTCGCGCTCTTCGCCGAGAGGTAGTCAGCAAGCCACCAGTTACGTTGATTCTCTTCGGTCGTCTGGGCGTTCTCGTACCGGGCTTCTACCGACAATTGCCGGGAAAGCAGCTCTAGCGCGCGCTCCGCGGCTCGGCGCGACACGGGCGGGGCCGGTTGCGGGGTAGAGAATCCAAAAAGCCGCTTGATGCCGTCGAACAATCCGCGCCCCTGATTACGGGATGCCGCCCGGGCTTTCAAAGCTGCTGAGTCCGCCAAAGCCGGTTCCCTGCTGGTCCGGCATGGCGCCGGCCGGAATCAGCTTGGTAAAGCAGGCTCCGCGGCGCGCACTCTTGCGCGCGGCAACGGCCGCGGAGTAGCGGTCAGCTAGGATCTTGTCGGGGATGGAATGTTGGCGCGCGCTGAGGCTCCCGGCGGCCGCCTCGGCGGGCTGCTCACTGTCGGCCTGAATCTGTGCGCTATTGTCTGCCATGCTGCCAGCTTAGAGGCGCACGGCGTACCTGGTCGAGTGAAGGATAGGCTTGGGCGATGGAAAAGACGGGAGAATGATTATCAAAGTTAACAACGGTGCGATTATTACTCGTCAACCGGCTGGGAAGCCTGGATCATTGACCAGTCTGCGACCTGGAAGCGTGTCCACTCGTAAAGGAATCCTTTCGGCGGGTCGGTGAATTCTAGCACGGCCCTAAGTGATTCCGTTCCGCCGATCCTGTTTCCGGTCATAGCTGAAAGGTAAAGGGCTTCCGCCGGGTGTCCCCAAACCGGGTCCCGGTTGACAGTGTTCAGGAGCATTACAAAGAGCCATTCCAAATCCGATGCCTTGAGGGTAGTCTGGCGCTTCATCGCTCGGCCTGCCTTTCGATCACAACCGGGGTATCGGCCTGGGCCTCGTCGGCAATCGGGCGGGAATCCTCTGGCGCGTGCTCGTCGCAGTAAGGTATCTTCAAGCCAGAATAGTAGATGGGGTTTTGCCAGTAGGCCGAGCATTCCTTGCGCACTTCCTGCACGTAGCGGGTTGCTTCCCGGTCGCACTGCGGGTGATCGCATCTCACAGGCTCTCTCCCGGCCTGGGCCCGGGCCTCCGCTCGGGGTGGACTTTGTAGTAGTCGTCAAGCCAGCTCCGCTTGGCCGGTTTTGCCGCGGGGGCCTGCGCCCACGACAGGGGCACTCCCTGCATGGAAGCAACAGCGGCCGCGCCTACCAGGCAATCCCACCAGTGATTATCCGATCGCTCGGGCCTCTGCTGCCATTCCTCAACCTCGCGCGTGTCCGTTCTGACCCTGACACGGTATTCGGCGGTCAAATGGTCGGCGAGTAGCCGATGCCGGTTGGTTTCCCGCCCGAACAGGGTTAGCGCCCCGCGGTCGCCGATCGCGACTTGCAAGCGGCCGGCCACAACGGATTTCCAGTAGTTCGTATCAATCAATAAATGCCTAACGGCTTGCTTCTGGGTCGTCCCGGCCGTCAAAACCCAGTGATGGCCGAACCGGTCCCCGGGCGACTTGGCATACTCGGCGAAAGGCTTGCTCTTTGCACCGACAAAGCGGCCGTGCGATGGTAGCACAGCCGCCGCGTGGCTACTGTTCCGGCAAAAGGTCTTTACGGTGTCGGTCTGGTAACCGGCGTCGATGCCGACCTTTTCGATTTTCAGAATCGCGCCGTCTTGCCTCCGCCATTCCCGGGAAAGCAGCTCCTCCGTTAACCGGGTTAGGCCGGCGTGGATGCTCCCCTCGATCCCGGCTCCCGGTGCGGCCCTCGCCAGCGTCCGCTGCGCGTCGGCCAGCGTGAAGTAACTCCGTTGTTGGTCGGGATAGGCTCCGTAATCCAGTATCGCTCCGCCCATACCGTCTGACCATGCCGCCACTAACCAGTAGAGCAACCTCTGTTGCACGTCCACGAATGCGGTAAGTTTCTGGCCGGCCAACGGTACGGTTCCGCGGTCGATCCCGTTTAGCCTGGTCAGGATCTCATCGGTTTTGAGCTGTCCAGCTTCCTCGTTTGCGGGTAGCGGCTCGTTTTGATATTCCGCATGGAAAGCGGCCGCGTCCTGGTAATACAGGTTCATGCAATGCTGAACGGCGGAGAGCTCATCTTCGCGCTTCCTCTCCGGCCAAGCCACGATTGCGCCGAGGTCCATTGCCTCTCTGCGCTCCCGGTAGAACGCGGTCGCCTGGCTGCCGTCCCCGTCGTTGCGCAGCTCGTCGGCGCGTAGGTCGGCGTACTGCTGCCATAAATCCATATCCTTGGGGAAAGCGTAAAGCAGCTTGTACCGTTGGCCGGTCCAGTCCGGGGATTCCTCCCGGTTTAGCATCCGGTCCGCCAAGTCTCCCGGGGCAATGACGGTGCAAGGGCATATCGCGGTAATCCGTTTCCCGGGCCCGGCCATGCCCAAAACCGCCCCGTGCACTAGGCGGTGTCTCGTTTCGCATTGGTGCGGGCTGCGCGCGCTTTCGTCGTCCTGCGGATCGTCCAGCAAAACCAGTGACGGGCGCACACTCTTACCGTCGTGCGGCCGAATGTACTTCGGGCCGCGGATTCCGCCCGATGTCAGGCCGGCGACGCGCAGCAGATTGCCGCTCGCCGGGCTCCATTGGCCGGAAGCAAGCCGCACGGCCGGCAAGATAATTTCACCCTTGCCCCACCGGATAAAAGTCGGCTGGCCGTTGATGTGCTGGCCTTTGGCGCGGTTCGCCCTGTCCTCTAGCGCGCGGATCGGAAAACAAACTTCGGGGAAGTCCTCGGCAAGCCGGTCATTGGTCAACAGCTCGGTTTTCAGCGCTTGCAGCAGCTCGGCCCCGCGGCTGCCACTAACCGCCAGAAGCATGATAAACGGGTGCAGATGCGCGACCTTCGTCGTGCTCGCCCATAAGCAAGCCACTTCGCAAAGGCTGGTTTTGCCTCCGCCGCGTGGGATTGCGAATGCGTGCAGTCCGCCTTTTCGTACTGCTTCCTCGATGCGGTCGAGAACGTGCAAGAGGTCTTGGGACCAGGGCAGGGTAAACCGGTTCGGAAAGTAGTGGTCACAGTAGGCGCGTAGGCTGTTCTCGCCTTCGTCGCGCCGTTGCTGGTTTACCACTGGGGGCGGAGGGCCGATGTCCCGGCCGGACCGTGCAAGCCGTTCACTCCGGGCCGCGGCCTGCAACTTCTTCTTTGCGTATCCCGTCGGGCCCGTCGGCGTCGGCGGGCCCGGCAAGCTCAACAGGCTTTCCACCTGCGCCAGCTCGGCCGGGGTCATCGCTTCTAGCGCCCGTCTCAGTGCTGGGCCCTTCAATCGCTTCAACGATTCGGGTAACTCGGCCTTCTCTTCCTTCATCGCTCAACTTCCGCCCGGGCGTCTCGGCCCCGTTATAAAGTCCCAACAGGTTGGACTCGTCGCGCAGGCAAGCCAGCGCAACCGATAGCTCGCCGTTGTTGACCGCGCGGGCGAACAGTGTTCGGCGCTGGACAAGCTGCCGTGCTACAAGCTGGCCGAGGTCCCCGCGGACGCTTTCGAGAATCTGCCGGTCGGCCTGGCGGATCAGGCGGCCGATCTGCGCTTCCGAGAGGGGCTTTTCCCCGTCGGCCAGCTTCCACGGGTCGGCGGCCTGGTCGCCGCATTCGTGCTCGCGCACGTACTCGGCAACGTCCCATGCTTGCGCCCCGTCAATCCGGATGCGCAATACCTCTTCAACCCGTCGGCGGTTCCGCTCGGCCTGCTCCGGGTCGGGCTTCCTGTTCTTGGCCTTCATAGCGTGTTACCAGGTCGTCAATCCACCGGGAATGCCAGTCGTGCAAACCAGCGTCTTGCACTAGGGCGAATTGCTCCCGGCCGCTCCCGTTCCCGCATAGGTTTGCGCTGCCCTCGATCACGTATCGTCCGCCGTCCGCAAAGGCCAGCGTGCAGACCTTCGCGTGCGAGTAAGCCGCGGCGAGTCGCTGCCGTCGTTGCCGAAACTGCTCCCGGCTGAGCTCCCAGAGCTGGCCTTTGTGCGCCCGGTGAAACTTACTGGTCAGTAGCGTTATGCTCCCAACCTGGCCGGCGTCGAACCAGCGCATTAGCGCAATGAGGTTCTTTTCGTTGTAGCCGAGGGTCGCGATTAACAACCGGTCGCATCGTCCCAAGCGGCCGAGCAAATGGCCGATCAAGTCGCTGAGGTCCAGGCGGGCCGTGCACACCATGTGCACCGATTCCCCGGGGGCCGGGTAGGTAAGCCAGTGCCTCGGCCGCCTCGCGTAGGCCGGCCTGCCTCCGGGCCTGGGCCTTCAGAACGTGCGGCCGAGGTAGGCCGCGGCCGTCGTCCTGGTCGTCGTCGGCCAGCTCCCCGGCGGCCGCCTCCTCGGCGGGCTTGGCCGGCGGACCGAAGCGAAGCTTGCCGCCGTTGGCGTATTCGCCCTTTCTAACTTCGAATCTCACAAGCTACCCATGTGGATTGCCCTGGTGATCGCGTAACGCTTCTGCTCCTTTGTCAGTTGTTTCTTGGCGGCCGCCTTGCCCGTGCCCCGCTTGCGCCCGCTTTTCGTCTTCCGGTTCGCGCCAAAGTCGAAACTCGTGTCAGCCGCTCGGAAACTGAGTTTCCCTGCCATGCTCACTGCTCCCAATGGTTGGGGTGGGGGTGGGGTAAATCGGCACGTCGCCGCGGAGCTCGGTAATCTGGCCTAGGGGTAACCATCCTCCGTTCCCGTCGGAAATGGAAACGTCCATCGGCCCGGAAAAGACAATCTCGCGGGATACGTGGGTAACGCGGCCTTCCTGCCGGGTAACGTGCAACAGACTCCGCGCCGTACAGTGCGGCGTACAGTGCGGGGGCGTGCGGGCCGGTCGTTTCTTGCTCATGGGGTCAGCTCCCAATCGGAAAATGAACCGGGCCAGTAGGGGCCCGGCTCTCCACTAATCCGGCATCCCGGCCGCCGAGGGGTGCGCCTCACGCGCCGCGGGCGATTGCCGAACGGGCCGGTTTCTGGCCTGGGAAGTTTGGTTTCCGCCTACTCGGCCTAGCGCCGTCTCCCAGACTCCCGGCGCCGCCATACTCTTTCCTCGTACTCCCGGCCCCGCCACGGTTGAGTATTTCAACGGTCCGCCTGCGCCTCATGGTTCCCGGCCACTGGCAACGGTGCTGAGGGCGGGCGGCCCGGGGCAAGCCAAGCGTCCAGCGCCAAGCCTAGCCAGAACAGGAACGCCAGAAGGACCAGCAACGCCAGAAGGACCAGCAAACAGGCGGCGATGTTGCGGAGCACGGCTAGTCCTCGCGACAATTAAACCGGCCGTCCAGGTGTCGCTCTGGGAAGTCAGCTGCCCTTGTTCGCCCGATCGTCCTCGGCAACTCCGGACACGGCACTCCAGGATTTACTTCCCACGGCCAGAGTCAATCAGTATTTCTCGAATCCTCTCCACTACGCGCCAACCCGGTACCGTCTCGCGAGGATTCACTGCGTCACCGACGGATTTCGCTGGGAAGATCTGGCGAAACTCGGCGCTGCCAGTGTCGGTGAGGGCCAGTGCCGCAGTCAACGCCGCATCGGCTTCTTCAAGGCTCTTTTTGAGAGCAAGGCCAATGGTCGTAGCCTCATCAATGCACGCCTGCACCTTCTCAGCAAACCACGGAATATCGAGCATCGGATGCGGGCCCTGCTCGCATGGGAAGCGCGTCAGACAATACTCGGCAATTGATCGAGCGCACTCCACCGCGAGATAACAGGGCCGGTTCTTTGGCATCGCAGGATCTCTCGTTGGCGTTCTCATGTTCGTTTCAATCTATTCTGAAACCAAGAAAGAAAGTGAAAATCCACGGCTGTTCCCGGTCCCATCAATTTTTTCAAAAAATCGCGGAAGGACCCGCCGTTTTGGGTTTTAATCCTGCGGCCTATTAGGGGTCTGGCGCCTATTGGGGGTCGGCGCCGAGCCGTAATAGGCCGGCCCATATAGGGGCGGCCCTATTGGCTGTCACGTAATAGGGCCGAACGTGACGATAAACGGCTTGCGCCAATACAGGTCGATGGCTTGCTCGATCAGCGCATCATTCCGCTCGGCCAGTGAGACAACGGCGCCTATCATGGCCTCTTCAAAGTCCAGGTCGCCGAATTGGTACTCACTCAACCACGCGCGCACAACGGGATTCTTCCGGGCCGCCTCCAACAGGTCTTTTCGCGTAGGCTTACCGTTCAGCATGATTGGCCGCTCCTGATAGGCTGGTCCCCGTCATCTCGCCGCCGCTGCTGCGCCCCGCAAGGCGCGTGCTCCCTGCACCAGGGCACTCGACCGGTCAGTATCCGCGCGGGAAGCCTCGGCTCGTCCGGCTGCTCCACGGTTATGGTGCACTCGGTGAAATGCGTTGCCTCTTGCGTGCAATTTCGCTTCGTGCAACGTAGGAATGGCATCGGTCTTCCTCGCTCTTGGTTCTTTGGTTCGCTTCATCCTGCCGAGGATCTTTCGCAGTTCCTTTTGCCTCCGCTTAATTTGGAGTCGCAGCTTGCGAGCGCGGTATGCCAGGTAATCGCGGCCGGCCTGGGTCGTGCTACGGCTGCCCATCACTCCGCCTTTTCGAGCTGGGCAATTACCCGGGAAATCTCGACCGGCTTTTTCCAGCTCGGTACGTCGCGCCAGTCGTCCAGCGAACCATCCTCGCAAACGAGAACGGCAAACCGCGTTTCCGGCTGATAGCGCCTCAACCAATCCACGATGAGCCGGGCTTCCTGCTTACCTATCCCCGCGTCGATAATCGCAAACGTATGGCAGCTTCGGGAAAGGGCCGCAAGAGCTGCTAGGCAATCGGCAGCAAACGTAATCAGGTAGCCAGCGTCGGCCAGTGACAGCACGGAAACGGATTCCGGGGCAACGTGCAAGATGTTCCTGAAAAAGAAGTCGCCGGGGTGTTGCGATCCGTTTCCTTCCGTCGCGCTTTGCTGCAAAGCGCAAACAACGTCGGCGCGTCCCAACCGGTTTGCTAAGGCGATGGCCGAGGATACGGTAGCTCGGCGATAACCGGCTTTGCCGTTCATCGGGGGCAAGCGCGAACCGGTTAGTAAACCGGTGTCGAACCAGCGCGCCGCCGTCGTGATGGATACTTCAAACAACCGGGCAACGTCCACGGTCGTAAGGTGGCGTCTCCGCTGTTTCTGCACGGGTCGGCCCTGCGTAGGTTTTGGTTTGCTTTTCCGCATGGTATCCCGTTGAGGTCGGCCGCCGCAATAGGCAGAGCATTGCGAATGATGGTATACGTGGCGATTGTGATACCAGTATTGCCAGTATTGCTAACATTCACCATTCGGCGGCTCGGCCAGCAATGCGGCCACGGTCCGCCGGTCAACGGCCGGCCTGGGCAGTTGCTCCAGACCTTCCGGCCCGATTTCCTGCCGTGCCGTCCGAATTACTTCGCAACCTTTTTCCCCGTACGTCTGTGTTATCCATCGCTTGATTTCTGCCCAAGCGGTAGCCGCTTTCGCAAGCGCTTCCAAGGTTAAATGTCCTACCGATACGTCTTTGGCTGCCTCGGCCAAGTATCTTGTTTCCAGGTCTACCGTCTTGATCCAGAAGTGAGCTAGGATCTGCGGGGTTGCCCGGTAGAAAATCCGGGGGGCAATCTCCCCGGCCACTTGCGACCAGAACGCGGGCGGTCCTTCATAGCCGACCGATTCGAGAAAGTAGACGCAATGCAGGGCCGCGGAGATGTAAAGGGCAATGGAATACTGGTCGCCTAGGCCGATCGCGTCCGAATTCCCCGGTAGGGGGTTCTCTATTAATCCTCCGGGGAATTCGGACGGCATTGCGGCCGGCCTGGGTTCTGATTTGCTACGCTTACCATCGTCTAAAGGGATATACGGGGCCATCGGCGCGCACTCCGGAAAGCTGCCCCGGTGCGGGGCGGTTTTGAAAGGTCGGCGTTTGCTGCTGTCTGGGGCAAACTCCCGGGCCGGAGTCGCCGAGGTTGCCTGTTAGCCGTCCTCTTCCGGGGCAAGGTTCAGCTCGGAATTGATCGGCTTGCGGTAACATGCGGTTTGCTCCGCGGTCAGTTGCTCGGCCCCGTCGCCATGCTCGAACAGGTCAAACGGCATGGTGTTTCCGTGGAGCATCGCTAACCAGAGATTGCTGCGCTGGGCAACGGTCTGCGTGTGGATCAGCAGTTTCCGGGGCGAGAACGAATGCGGGGCACGCGCTTCCTTGAAGGTCGTTCGGATTCCGTTGTTTTCGCACAGCTCGTGAATTTCGGCCGTGGTCATCGTGACTCGCCCTACGCGGGTGAATTCGCTCGGCGGTTTCTCCTCTTCGATCAGCTTCCACGCGCGGGAGGTCGTAATCGGCCGGGCTCCGTCCAGCTCGTCAACGTGCAAGCAAAGCCGGTCGATAACGGCGCGGGCCTGCGCGTTGGCCGCGGCCGCGTCGATGCGGCCGAGGTCGCCGAGGATAGCGGTTGTCAGAACGAAAACCTTGCCGTTGCCGGCCGAACAACGGAAGTAGCGGCCGCGTTGCCGTTTGATGACGGCGTGCACGGCCGGCCAGCGTTCCACGGGGGTGGTAGCGGTCGAGAACGTGGCTCCGCGGCCTTCCTGGAGTAACCGGGTTGAGAGGGACGATTGATGCCGTGCCGCGAGAACGTGAAAACAAGCTCGGCAAGTCCAGCGCTTGCATGGTACATAGAACACCGCAAAGCCGGGCCCGGCAACGTGGTTCATGGCGACGCGGTAGGGATTCGGGCAACGGCATCGCTCCGATTCCCGGGCGGCCGCGGCCGCGTAGGCTTTGGCGCCTTCCGCTTCGGCTTGCTCGGCCGCCTGATTGCGCGGGGCCGGGGTGCCGGCTGCGAGCTCGGCAAGGGCGGCCTGCTGCGCCGAGGGGCCTGCCGGCGAGCTGGCCGAGGTCGCCGAGCTGGCCGAGGTCGCTGGGGTCGCCGAGGGGCTGGGCTTCGGCATCGGTTCGTATTCCAGGGTAATCCCGTCCAGCCAAGCGATTTCATCCCGGCGGCCGATCCGCCAGCTCCCGGTATCGGCCAGCAAATGGCCGCGTTCCCCGGGCTGCGCGTCGGCCCGGTCGAGCGCGTGGGCAATCTCGCGGTCCGACCAGGGCGGTAGGCAGCGATTGGAATACTCGACCAGCAAGAGGTAGGCTTCGTCAATCGGCAGGGCAAAGCCGATGACTAGGACGCAAGCCGCATGGAAAAAGTGCTTGCTCCCGTTCTGGCCCTGCACGGCCGGCGGAAGCTTTTCCAGGTAGGCGCGGGCACGGTTGATGATGCGCTGCCGGTCGGCGTCGGTGTTGAGGAAGGAAACGGGCAAGGGCTTGGTCAGCTCCGCGGCCCTCGGGGGTCGGCTTGCCTGGTACCGGGCGATTTCCTCAAAAAACCATCCGGGCATATCGGCCGGGTCGGCGAGTGATGCCCAGCGATAGCGGCGGCCGCTCGCGTGCTTGGAAGGCGGAAGGATGGTAATGTGGCGGCCGGAAAGCAGCTCGACACCGGGGGCAAAGTCCAGCTTGGTAACCGGCGGCATGTCGGCCGGGCGGGTCGGGGCGTTGAAGTAGAAATGAAAGCCTCCGCCTCCCGTTCCCACCGTGGCCGTTGCCGGCAGCTCGCCATAGCGGGCTTGCAGCGTTGCCAGGTTTTCCAGCCCTCCGTTGCGCGGGTCGATGTCCAGGCAGACCAGGCCGGAAGCTCCTAGAACCATTCCCCAACCTCGGCGATGGTCGTAATGGTACCAATCCTCGATTTGCCGCGAACCGGCCGGCTCCGCAAGCCTGGTCCAGGGGTAGGCCGGGTGTTTGCCTACCTGGGTGCAGTCCGGCCGCTTGCAGCCGCAAGTAAGCTTTCCGGCGGTAGTGGCCGAGGGCAAAACAGGGTGAAGGGGAAAGACTGCCCAATCGTGGGCGTTGTATTTGAGGATAAGGTCAAGCTTGCGCTGGTATGCGCCGGCTAACGTGTCGTTTTGGTGGTCTGCCACGGTGAATCTTCCTTTCGTTTCTGTTGCCGTCGGTGTCGGAATCCTAGCAGATACGTTCTACGATTGCGTCTCCGGGGTACAGGAATCCCAAGTGTACCTGATGTGCAAGCCCCTTGTCTGCCTCTTCCTTTGATGGCCAAGCCATGAAACCGCGCGTGCCGTCGTCGTCCATCGGTGGGACAAAGCCCATTCCGGTGGTAAGCTTGAGAACCCAAATCTCGGGGGGTGTCATTGCTGCGAGTCTCCTTCTTCGTCCTCGGCCAACGGTTCGGCCCGGTGGCAACATTCCCCGCACAGGTAATGTCCGTCCGTCATGCAGTCGCGCCAATCGCCGGGCTTCCACTTCCGGGGCTCGTAACTGCTGCAAGGGTTGCCCGGGTCCCGGTTGAAGGGAATTCCTACC